TAGACGTGCCCATAGACCATTTCCAATCGTCCATGTTTGGCTCTTGTCGGCCCTGGTTCATAGCACGTTCTTTAGCTACAGGACCAAGTAATTGCATGGCTTCAAATATTGCTGGTCCAGCTAAACCACCTACAACAGCACCACCTGGTCCAGCTACCAAACCACCTGCTGTTGCACCTGCTGCACGACTTGCTAATGCACCGGCAAATTGTGGTACTACTTCAACAGCAGCTTTAGGTAAATATCTCCAGGCAAAACTCCCATCTGGATCACCTTGGGTAAATTGTTGTGCTGCACTGACATAGTTTTCTGGTGATTGCATTGCACCTTGTAGTGCTTGTCCTGTATCTTCTGCACCTAACATAGTTGCAGTAGTTCCAAGTCTTTCTAATGCAGTGTCAGCACCATATTGTAATGCACCAGTGAAGTTCTCGAATGGGCCACTACCTTCTGGTACTGTTTCTTGTTGTTGTGGTTGGACTGCTGTGGGTCCTGGACCCATTTGTGCTGATTGTCTTTTGTAAATATTAGCTAATCGTTTTGCTCCATCAATGTCACCGCTATTATGTGCTTTTATTACGGCTCGTTGTATATCTTCAAGAGCGATTTGGGCCATATATTATTGTCCTAATCCGTATTTATTAAGTGTGTCCATGTCTTCTTGACTGTATTGAGGTGCAGTATTGGTTGTAGGTGCGGAAGTGGCACCGCTAGATATAACTATTGGATTACCTACTTCTGAAGCTGGATCAATTCTGATGTTGTTTTGCATTCTATAGATAACATCTCTTAATACTTTTTGTCTTTTTTCTATCCAGGCTATCCAAACACCTTCTTGATCAGTGATTTTAGGAGTAGGCGATTTGAATAAATCCATTTCTTTATCTGAGATAGCACCTTTAGTATTTTTAGTATTTTCAAGAATGCCTGATACTCTAAGTTTTTCTAAACCTAGTCGTATATTTTCTCTAAATACTTCTTTTTCACCACCTGTTGCTTTATCCCAAAATCTTAAGACTGAACCAGCATAAGGACCAGTTAAACTAGAATCAGCCCTAAGTGCATTTAGTGATGTGTCCATAAGACTAAGTTGACCTTCTAATTCACCAACTTCTCTTTGTAAATCAAGCTGCTGTTGGCCAGTAAGCTGTCCAGAACTTGTCAAAGAGTCTATGTAGTTTTCTATTTGTTGTTGCTCTTGTGATCTTTCGTAATCTTGAATAGCACCATAAGTCTCTCCAGCAGCTTGCATGGCAGCTAAACCACCTTGATCGGCTGCACCAACAATGGCACTACCAGTTCTAATCATCTTTTCTGCTGGTGTTAACATTCCGGGTTCTGCCTGGTTCATTCGAGACAACAACATTTCACCAAAAGATGTTCTATCTCTTTTTCTATCGGTATCGGCAGCTTCTTTCATACCAGGATCAATTTGGTTGTAAGCATTCATACCACGTGTCATTGCATCTTGTGCTTGCTGTTGTTGCATAGCCAAATAGTCTGCATGAGTAGCACCAGGATGAACGGTTCCATCAGGCATAGTATGCGTAGGCATAGTAGACATTTGTTCAGTAGCCATTGCTGCATAATCTGGTGTTGCTTGTGCTTCTTTAGCTAATGCTGCTAAATCGGCTGCTGAGATACCATTAGCACCCGGCATTTGGTTATTTGATGGGTTTTCTAACTGGTTTAACCGATTAACAACACTCGTAGGTAAAGGAGTATTACTATGACCTGTTCTAGTTCTCATATCTGGAACTCTTCGACCATCTGGACCTGTAGTAAATCGACCAGTAGGTGAGGTAATCATCGGTGCTGTAGCTATAACATTGTTAGGATCTAGGGCTGGCATTGAATTAATATCAAGTGGTGCCACTTGTCTGGCTCTTTCTTCGGCTATTCTCTCAGCTTCTAGCTGTGCTTGAGTTTTCATACCAAAGGGATTTGCACCAAAGTTCATTATCATTGCCATATTATTATCCTCCTAACCCAGCAGTTCTCTGATAGAAACCAGAAGCTCTTACCGGTAAGCTGACTTCTTGAGGATCAAAAGGAGTCTGAGGTTTTCCAAAGAGATCCTGATAATTCTTATAAGTATCAGCAAATGCACCAAAGCCTTGCATAGCACCACCCAATGTAGCTGCACCAGTTGATGTTGTAGGTGCCATGTATGGACGTGATTGATAATCTGCCTGGCCCAATATGCCTTTTTGGAAGGCAATCTGATTATTCAGGCGCATATCACGATCTTCAGTAAATCTTCGTGAGGCATCATCAAGTAACGATTGGTCATAACCGCGATACAAGTCACCTGGTCTACCTATAAGTTGACCTATGTTGCCAATAGCATCAATACCAGTCGCGTAACTGGCACCAAGTCCTCTATTGGCAGCCAATGCTGTATCCATTGATTGTTGGTTCTGAGTTAAATATTGATTTCTAAGTTGGTCTTCAACTAATGCAGTAGTATCGGCTAATCGATCACCATAACCACGTTTAGCTAATGCTTCGGCAACACCGGCTCGTGAACTATTTACATTACCACTGGCACTGGCACCTAAATTGATACCAGGTAAGGTGCTTTCGGTTAGTCTTCTGGCACTGTCTCTCATGGCACGATCAATAAGTGGTTGTGAGTTACTGGCAGCAAAGTTTTGGGCATCCATAATTGGATTACCAGACATACTCCTACCATAAATGTCAGCAAAGTTCTGTGCATAAGGTTGACTAGAACCCATAATATCTAATGCACCTTGTCTCCCGGCTAACCCGGCTTGGCCTAGGTAGTTAGCACCAAGTATTTGGTATGGATCTAACGGTGCAACAGTCTGTCCTGGGTAGACACCTTGTTGATTTGCATACGCTAATGCATCTTCTGCCTGGTCGTATGATCTTTGTATATAAGGTTTAGAAAAACGAAATGATTCGGCTGCTGTATCGGCTGCATACTTTTGTGCTGCTGCTTGTTTTTTGGCTGCATTCCTGGCAGTTATACCGCCTATTGCTGTTGAAGCAAGTGCAGCTACTACTGGCCATACCATAGTATTACTCCTACTATTGTGATTATTTAGTGATTAAGGTTCGCTCTTCTTACTTTTTCTTTTTCTTGGATTTACTTCTTTTTTTCTTACTGTAATGCATTCTAATCAGTTCCTATTGGTTGATCTTCAGGTTGTCCGTCAGAATTTAAGTCTGTAATTTTTCTTTGATCATCAATGAAGTTATTTGGTTTAGTCCATTGGTCAGGAGATATAGAGTCATCAATAAATTGAATAGGAAACCTGGCTTCAAATGTTTCTGAAAAGATCATATCTAATAAATTCTGGTAAATGATCCTAAACTGGCTTTGAGTAGCCATCGGTATACCTAGTTTCATGTGTTCTTTACGATAACTGTCGTATGCGTGTTTCAATTGCTCTTCTGTATATAAAATCATACTGCTACCCATGCAGTTCCGTTATAAACTACAAGTCCTTGACTGTTATTACTGAGTGGATTCCAGGGTAAGACATTAAATCTAACCATACCTCTCCTGGGATTGCTTGGTGCCTGGTCCGTAGCTTCAATATGGGCATCGGACATAGCAGTTAATATGTTTTCTAACCGTTGGAACTCACCTTCTAAAAATGATTTAAGACTTTCTTCTAACTGTGGAAATTGTCTCCGGGTATATTTAGGTGTAACCAGGTCAGTTTTTTCAGATATAGCCATATCATCTTCTTCCTGTAGTCATTAAATCTAAATCAAACCCTGTAAAAGCAAAATCTTTGTTGTCTGAGGTAGTCAATTTGTAAGACAAATATCTACCGGCTGCCCTAGAGTCCATTTTGTGATCTGATGAAGCATTAAAAGTTACGTTACTCTCATAGTTAGGCGAGTTGGCAATCAAATCGGCTGCACCGAAGTTAAACACAAAGTTTTTATCCTGGTTCGGTGTAGTCACTTGAGGATATATCTTACTGATGATCTTGTAGCCACTTACTGGCACAAGTTCATCCATGTCTATCCCGGTTCTCTCTGCAAATGGTGCTTTAGTAGCCTCAGTATCTATAGCAAACGATAGTGAACCCTGGTCAGCAGAATCTAATCCATAAAGTTTATCTGAGGTAATTCCATCGCTACTGTTGTTCTCACCGGCAAACAATGTGTGTCTATCGAAGTTAGCTTGTTGTGAGAAATACGAACCACCAATAACATTGTATGCAGTAGACGTATTGGCATAGGTGCCACTTGAGTTGACATTGGCAATCGTGCCACAAGTAACATTAGGTAAATCCATGAAGGACCAGGTGTTATTCTTATAGTTAAATACTGCTGCTCTATTGCAGCGATCACTGTCACTGAATGCCACCATATCGTCACCACTGGGGTAACAAAAGTAAACCTCTTCTAAATCTGGAGACCAATGCACAAAACAACGGTCTATCTTTGAGTTGTCCAGACCACCAAAGATGTAATCTTTTGTTCTTTGATCACATATGGATTCTCTGGAAGTGCCATCGTGAACATAGATATCATCATTACCAAATACATAATGTTTACTGTCTATTTCTACAACACAATTCTGATTGATAATACCAATGTCACTAAAGACTTTACGGAAGTTAAATATCAATGCACCACCTACAAATTCCATTAGGTAAACATCAGTCTTAGAATAAAGAATAAAGACAGTCCCCAATACTGCACCATCAATTAATGGAGTTTTAATCTGAATGAGATCATTGAACCCGGCACTTTTGGTTGCATCGGTAGCATCCCAGGATCCAGGTATGGCATTTGCAGTCGTAATGTCTGACCATCTAACCCTGGAAGAATAATTGGTAGAACTCTCTGTCATATTTATGCCTAACAAAAAGTCACCGTATGACCTAAGAGACTTTGATCTCCAATTGGAATCCCAATTAGTCAAAGCTGCAAAGTTGGTTCCACCATTGGCTCTATAGGAAGGCACTTTGTCTTCTCTATTGATATAAATAATGTCTGCCAAAGTAGTAGACGTAAAAGGTAGGTCACTGGCACTCGTGGCACTTATGGAACCAGATCGATCTGTAAGGGAACCTGAAGAATACTCTTTGATGACGTAGGTATCACTGGCCACTATAACGGTGCTATGGCCTGACACTGGTTCTACACCATGCAGTAATCTTGGGTTTAAACTGAGTGAACCTAATACGGTTCTGAAGATAGGAGATCGAGTGATACTCCCTTCATCGAATCTAACATTCTTAGCTCGACTGTATGCATTCGTTGGTAAGGCACTAGGATCAATGTCCGTTATAACACCAATGTCACCGAGTCCTCGGACCGGAAGTGTTTGTAGGGCCATCGTTAGATGCTACCTGATGCAGTAATGTCACCAACAGTTGTCATTACACCTGCTGATGTTAACTTAAATTTCGCAGTGCCATCATAGAGGAATCTTAGGTCACTACCTACCTGGTCAATAGTCCAGTTGCCTAAATCTAAGACACCAACATCTAATGTGCCATCCACATCGCCATTACCTGAGATGTCTAAAGTGGCTGCGTCTATTTCACCTGTAATCGTAATGTTACGACCACCAGTAATATCTTTGTTGCTATCGGCTACTATGGCTTTTGAGGCAACTACAGTTCCGGCTGTTGATCCATCCAACAGGTTTAATTCGGAAGCGTTACTGGTGACTCCATCGAGAATGTTGAGTTCAGCAGCAGTAGACGTAACTCCATCTAGGATATTGAGTTCGGCTGTAGTAGACGTAACGCCATCCAATAGATTTAACTCTGTGTGAGTCGATGTGATTGCACCAGATACATTAGGGAACGTGGCTTTTACTGTGGACTTGATTAGACGTAAGTGATCGTCAGCTTGTGAGAGTGCATCGGTGGCTGCTGGGTTGGAAGCATTTAAGCTATCAATGTAGGTGCCTGTTTCTAAGGCCATTGTGTTACCTCGTAATGATTATTTGGTGAACTCAAACCATAGGTTCCAGATTAACCAGGATAGTCTTATGGTATGGAGTTTGTTTTTGTTTTTGCCGAATCTGGAGATACCGATTTCTAACTCTGGGGTTACGTGAAAGTAACCATTGTCGAAGAAATCTTCTTCAAGTGTGATTTTAGGCATAAGTGGCTCCTTGGGGAAATTTTGGACTCTCTTTGACTGGATCACAACAACAACAACAAGCAAAAACTCTTTAACTCTTTTTTGAAGTCAGCAAAGTGATTTGGCCAGGTAGGCTGCTTTTTCTGGGAAGGAGTCCCAAAAAGTATGTCGATCCTCTGGAATACCAGTGTTTAAGCCAAAGTGTGTCAAAACGGATTCAATATCCGTTGCGGAAAAAGGAAATAAAAGGTGACTTCTGAGACATTAGTGTTTTTATGCTGCTTTGTGAAATTTATTGGCCTCAGAGGTCATCTTTTAAGTAAAAAAAGGGGCTAAACATAGTCCTTAGAGCCACCACAGTCGCCATAGGAAGACGAACAATCCTATAGCTATCATGTGACTCAAGACTACTAATGAGAAACCCTCAGTGATCTATGTTGTCGGAGGAACTAAGGTCTAGGTTATGTGACTAAAGTATCAACATACTTAAGTAGACAATAAACAACTATAGTTAGGAGATTAGGGAGTAATAGTTGTAGGTATAAACTAAAGTCAACTCATGTCACTCATGTTTACCAATGTGTGAGTTGGTCACTGGTCGAGTGAGATCACCAGAGGAATATCTCTATAGGGCGTACACAAAACATTTGACTTAAGTTTCTTCTGTATCCTCTTGATTAGCCATGATGTTTCCATAGGCCTCATTTTGTATCTCTAATAGATACTCAGGATTATCATAGGTCTTAAATCCAGGGCATATCATGAGTATTCGTTCTACAAACCTATTCCTTTTAAATATAGGTTTCTCTGTTGTTATTTGGTTCTCATAGTTGATCTTATCTCTCATGTATCTAGCGACATGAGCATCTCTAGCCAATGTAAACACATGGCAGCTTACTACTATGGTAAATATTGTAGTGTCCATTAGATTCTCTCTTTGTTGTGATAGTGTTCTTCGGTTACACGTATGTATGTAGCTACAGTTCTTATGACTGCTTCGTGTGCTTGGGCAATGTCTTTGGTTGCTAATCCATAGCCTTCATTGCCTACTGCTGGATCAATTAATCTACTTAGATAGATGAAGAGTGAACCAGCTAACAATGAGTCATCTATCTTTATGTGTGTCCTTCGTAATCCATATTTGTTTTGCCTAGTTTTCTTGGCACCACCAATTCTTTCTAGGTTCCTCATGATGAGTTATCTCTAGGATCACGACCAAGGGCAAACTCAAGCATCCATATAGCTTTCTCAATGTTGTCATTGCGTGGTCCTTTCTTATGCATTCTCCAGATATACTTGAATGCATTTACCTCGGCCCACTTGACGACTTGTTCTCGACCAAATGCACTCACCATTGCATCAACAGCTTCTATTCCACCTGACTTGTAATGAGTTGGATTGATGTTGTTAGATACATTGAGTATGTTTTGATCCCACTCTTCTTTACTTGGTAATGCTGAGTGTTCTTTTTGTAGCTTGGTCCATTTGTTTTCCTTAGTCTTCGCAGATAGCGCAGTAGACTGGAGGTTGCTGCTCTTCTTGGTCATTACTCTGGTTCCTTATTGTTGTGGGTGTAGGTGTTTCTGCTGAAACTACCTTTATGTTTTTGTAGCCTTGTAAGTGCCACTCATGAGTATCTATAAACTGCTCACACTCGATGATTGAACCAGTGAACATATCCACTGATATCCAAGTTTGATCAGGTGTTATCTTTTGCCCGGTAACGGTGCACTGTCTTTCTCTTTTCATTTGTCGAATTGTCTCTGCTGCAATTTCTTTTGACTGACTAAACGGAGTTCTATTGCATAGTCAGAATCTTTCTTTGGTTTCTTTGTGAACTTATCCAGGACCATCAATCTTGCTACTCTTAAATTAGGTGCCTTGATAAGCATTTCTTCTGGTTGTTTTTGTGTGAGTTTGAAAAGGTATCTAGGCATCATGGACTCCAGGGAATAACTTTTTCATTAGTGAAATCCCAATCGGAGTAGCGACATATCCTGGCACATCTTGCCTGGGCCAATAGGTCTTCTAATGTATAACCAGCTTTTAAATAGGCATTACGAACTAGCATCCAGTCTGGACGTTCTCCCAGGATCCTTTTTGCTTTCACTGGTCCAACACCAACTAAACCTGGGTATCCATCAGTGGTATCGCCAGTCAGTGTTTGTATGTAGAAGTTTTCATCAGCTTCTTTTGCATGGATGGTAAACAGTTCGTCTTCACCTGGGCGATACAATTGCCCTGGTATGGTTTTCATATCTTTATCATCAGATACAATGATGCGTTTACCTTTAGCATCCGGATCAGTGGCCAGGATACCCATGATATCGTCAGCTTCTAATGTGTCTTGGGTAATCGTGTTGTATGCATCGTGGCACCAGTCGATAAGTGCTTTGTGCCCTACTGGTTTACGTGTTTTCTTACGACCACTTTTGTATGGCTCGTATAGGGTTTTTCTGTAGTTATTCCTGGAAGATAAACACATATACATTGTGTCTACATTCAGTTTTTCTTGGAACTCAGTTACCTGGTTGGTAAAGATTTCTTTTGCAGTCTTTAGGTCTGTAGACAGACTCCAGATATCGTCACCCCAATCGGTCTCATCTTCAGCAGCACTGGCTGCACGATAGAGGTATAAGTCAGCATCAATGAATAGTATCGGTGCTTTCGTATTCTCCACAATGTTCTTCAAGTAAGTCATACAATTTCTCCTTTAGGGATATCCCTTCTGGTGTTATGGACCACTTGTTCGTCCATACCACGTCATCTACTTTTACTGTTATTAATCCTTCACTGGCACATATAGCTACGTGCAGTGCACCTTCTCTGGCGAATCTACCTTTAATACGAAATGGGTTTCTTTGTGCTCTATCTAAGACAATGTAAAATGCCAACATGGTTTCAAAGCCATCGTAGTCTTTACCTTCAGTGCGTTTGATGCCAAGTTGATCCCAGGGAATACTCGCTTTCGAGGGGGATTTGCAAGTTGTAAGTATTTCCTGCCAGTAATCCCATTTCTTTGCTGATTTGTCCGACACGTTCTGCGACTCCTTCCGATTTACAAGCAATCTGGATTTCGTCATGAATCCATCCGACTATGTATGCATCGTTATTAAGTTGTTGTTTGATTTGTTTATAGACCAGGTATAGCCATTGCTTACATAAGACTGCACCGGCACTCTGTAATAGTTGTGAGAGTGCTTTGTGTTCTGATCTTATATAAAGTTTTCTTCGGTCTAATCCAAAGATGTAACCACGTTTAGCAGCACGTCTTACTTCTTCTCTTAGACGTTTGAATGCTGGCACGTTTTGATCGTATTGTTTCTTTAGTCTTGATCCATCTTTAGCTGAACCACCTACGATCTCACCAATGATCTTATTGCCACCACCATACATCGTGGCATAGAGCCAAGTCTTAGCCTGGCTACGTTCAATACCTAAAGCATTGGCATTGTAAGTATGGATATCACCTTCGAGTATCTGCTTCGCATATTCACCGTTATCATAATGGTGTAAGAAGTGAGCAAGTAACCTAACTTCAAGACCACTCAAGTCACTGCCCAAGAGTGTCCATCCGGTTGGCACTGTAAACAACTCACGACATTCCTTGCCATAAGGCAGCCTTGCAGAAGTCACCTGGCCCAAATTTGGATTACGATGCGATGCTCTTCCTGACACACATCCATTAGGAATAATCGTGTGTCTTAGCTTGCCATCGTTATCGCATAGTTTTAACCAGGCACTTCGACCTTCAGCTAACATGGCGATACGTTTTTGTATCATGAATGACTCGGCCAGTTTTTTAGCTTCAGGGTATGGGAGTTTCTCTAAAGTAGTTTCATCAAGTTTAGGATCACCTGATGGACTAAATTGTGTTGGCTTCCAGTTGTATTTCTTTACCAGGCAATAGTGAATGTGTTTTCTACTGTTGGGATTGAACTCAACTACTTTTACTTTAGTAAATGGTTCGCCTTTAACATAGCCAAGTGTTTTGTTATTTACCTTGGGTATAAACTCAGTGTGTATTTCCCAGGGTTCAAACAGTTCACTCAATTCTTTATTTAGGTCTGCTCTTCGTTGTGACAATTTGCCATACAACTCACCAGCTTTTACTAAATCGAATGTCCATCCATTGTTACCAACTTCATGACATACAGCAGCTAAGTTATGCTCCAGTTCAATGGAAGTTTCACTGAAGTCTTCTTTAGATAAATGTTTGTATAAGTCTGCTGTAAGTTGTGCATCCTGGTTACAATATGTGCCCATAGCATCGCTATAGTTTTCCCATCCACCATCGTAGTCATCTTTTAGATTAGACAGTCTCATACCCCAGGCTTTCAATGAGTGTGAGCCATAGAATCTCTTAAGAAATTCATCAGGTAATGACTGGTTCTTAAAGTCATCGTTGAATAGGTCTGCTTTGATTAACCTAGATAAAACCAGGGTATCTCTCACCTGGCCTGTTGGTTTAAATTCTGGATAAACTTTTTGTATAGCCGGAATGTCAAAACAAATGATGTTATGACCAATTATGGTTTTAGCTTCTTGTAGAAGTTGGAGTGCGTGTTCTATTTCTCTTGGTTCATGGTATAGAGTTGCTTTAGATTCTTCTGCATCTAAGTCAACAATAGATAGGCAATGTATCTTTGTTAGTTTATCTAATAGTCCATCACTTTCGAGATCGAATACGAGAGTCACTCCTCAGTCTCTTCGACTACTGGTGAACCGTTAGCATCGTAACCAACAATGGGTTCGGCTTCTTTCTTTTTCTTTTTTTCACCAAAGATACGATCCCACTCTGATTCAAATTTCTCTTTGTCCTGGACAGGACGAAAGTTATCACCTTTTCCTACCATGATGTTTCTCCTTGTTGTATTTGTGGTTTATTCGTGAAATAAATTAGTTTGTGGATGCAAAGTGGGCACGTGTTTTTCGAAAATAGTCACCACTCTAAATCTGTGATTGGTCGATTTCACCATACCTATATATCCAGTGGTTTTAAGTTCTGCCTTTCTATACATAGGTAATACTTGATCTAACCAAACTAAATGTCCCTTATCCTCTAATACCTTTACACACTCTTTTAATATGGTGTTTCTTTTCACCATGCTTGTCCCATAATGCTCACAATCTTCAACAGAATATGGAGGATCAGCTAAGATTAAATCAAAAGTTTCATTTATAGATTCAGACATAGTGTGTGCATCACATAGATAGTCTGGTCTCATGTCTGGATTAATGTCTAAGGTTTTCCCGTCAATAATATTGGTATCAACTCTGCCACCGAAAAGATGTAATACTTTAGTTTTATCTGGAAACAATGCTTTTATTCTTTTTAGATAGCCATGTGGATAACCACCATAATATTTAGATTTTACTTGATAATTATTTCCCATAACCCAAGTGCCATAAAGCCTGTCATCCCCACCAACGAAAACACTTTTTGGAAAGTCTAATTGTGAATAGTAGTGTTCTAGTCTTTGTTGGTTATCCATTATCTAGGTCCTTGTTGTAGTCAGCTAATATGGCATTGCCAATCTCATGCATTATTTGTGGCACGATTGAATTGCCTAAACACTTCAAGCGGTTCACTCGATGTTCTTTTCTGGTTGTTACTCTGGGTATATCTGGTTCACTTTCAAAACCTAAATGATCTTCTAATTGCATTGGCTCGGTATACTCAGGATCGGTATACCCTGGTGCATATCCCATTAGCCATTCCACCCAATCAGGATTGAGTGCAGCCGTTTTTTTGTTTTCTGCATTTACTTTATCTGGTAATGAGTTATTTTCATTTCTTCCAGATTTTTCTAAGGTTTCAAATTTTCTAACACCTTTATAATCTCTAGTGGTTGGAGTTGGCCAAGTTCTATCCGCTTCCATCTTCTCAACTTGTGCATCTAACCTTGCGCCATACTTAGTGCCAGTTGTATTAGACACCCGATAGTATTTACCATCTTCTTCTACAATCGTTCCATGACCACCCTTGTAATCTCTAGTGCTTGGAGTCGGCCAAGTTCTACTCGCCATTTCAGCAGCTAAATGATTTTGTCCTTTTGGATGTAATCTCTCGGCTTCTTTTTTACTGGCATCCATTGATGCTGATTGACTGGATGATGCTATCGGTGTTAGCCATAATGTGCCTGGGTTTTTTACAACAGCCTGTCGCAGTGAGAAATGTAAATTTATCCCTTGTTCTTTTTTCTTTTTTTCTGCTCGTGCTTCCCACTTTTCTTGTGGTTCTGGTGGGTTAGAATCTCTGGCTCCTGGAGTTGGCCATAGTTTTTCTTCTTCATAGCCAACAGCATCTTTTAGTTTGACTCCGAATCTGACACCTTTTTTATTGACTCTGGAATATGAGTCATTTTTCTTTTCAACATTCTTAACAACACCACCTTCAGTATCGGATACTCTTGGAGTTGGCCACCTATTCACTTGTTGCTGCAAAGGCGGTTTTTGACCACCACCAGGATGATTTTTTCTTGGGTTTTTAATGTTAGTGTGATCAAAAGTTGTTGGTGTTGACCATAAATTACTCTTGGGTTTTTTTCCCGATGATCCAGACTCGATCCCTTCGGTGG